TACAAACTTTTATATAAGGAGAAAACTATGCCAGTAATATCTGGAACTGCATACTGGGCGAAAGTCCACCAACCACACTTTGATCAGTACAATGAGCAAGGTATCTTTTCCATTGATGTAACAGTGGATGCAAAGACTAAGAAACAACTACAAGATTTGGGTCTTGGTCCTCGTATTAAAAACAAAGGTGATGAGAGAAATGATTTCATTACTATAAAAAGAAAGTACACTCGTAAAGATGGTACAAAGAACTCTGCACCTCGTGTTGTAGATTCTAAGAAAACACCCATTAGTCCTGATGACTTGATCGGTAATGGTTCAAAAGTTAATGTGGCTTTTGATACCTATGATTATAATGTCGGAGGTAACCAAGGTGTTGGTTCATCTTTAAAAGCTGTACAAGTAATCAAACTAATTGAGTACAGTCCCTCTGAAAATTTAGATGAGTTTAGTGAAGAGTCTGGATACCAGGCTAAAACTAACGGCGCATCTAAAAATGAATTGGAAGACGACAAGCTTCCGTTCTAATGTCTAGTAAGAAAAGCATAGATACTCTTGTAAAAGATATTTACAAATTGTTTGATGAAGGTAACGATAGAAAACCAACACCACATGATTTAAATAACTTTGCACAAAGTATGAAAGATGCTGTTCTTACTTACTTAACAGAAAAACAATCTGGTAGCCGAGGTATTCGTATGTCGAGCCTCGGCAAACCAGATCGTCAATTATGGTATGAGCTATACAAACCAGAACTAAGAGAACATATGCCAGCTCATGCACGAATTAAGTTTTTATATGGGCATATGTTAGAAGCATTATTATTATTATTATCTAAGACGGCAGGTCATAGTGTCACCGATGAACAGAGAACTTTAAAGCTTGAGGGTGTAACTGGACACCAAGATGCCGTGATAGATGGAGTTGTTGTTGACGTTAAGTCAGCATCACAATTTGGTTTTAGAAAATTTAGAGACAACGATATTACTCCAGAGACAGATGCCTTTGGGTACCTCCACCAGATTGCTGCATATTCAGAGGCAAACAATAATGACAAGGTAGCCTTTCTTGCTATCGATAAACAGAGTGGAGCACTAGCATTGTGTCGTCCAAATAAATCTGATGTACCGAATGCACGAGAAAGAATTAAACATTTAAGAGTTGCGCTAAAAGATAAGAACAAACCACCACCTCGTTGTTATGATGAGGAGCCAGACGGAGTATCTGGTAATATGAAATTAAGTATCGGTTGTTCTTATTGTGCATACAAAGTTGACTGTTGGTCTGATGCAAACGATGGTCAAGGCTTACGTAAATTTATATACAGTAAAGGACCACGATGGTTAACCAAAGTGGTTAGTGAACCAAATGTTTCAGAAGATATTCCATGAGTGTTCTTAGAAAAGAAAAAGGATTTTATAGATCTATCTTTGAAGCCACTGTCTGTGCTAAACTAGATGAAGATAAAGTTAAGTTTGAGTACGAGACTTTAGTAATACCTTATACTGTTCCAGAGATTAGAAGGACGTACACTCCAGACATTATATTATCAAATGGTATTATAATAGAACTCAAAGGGCAGTTAACAAAAGAAGATAGAGCCAAACATTTATATATAAAACAACAAAGACCAGACTTAGATATTAGATTTGTATTACAAAATTCTAGGAATAAACTTTACAAAACTAGCAAAACAACTTATGGTGATTGGCTAAGTAATAATAATTTTATATGGGCAGATAGATTCGTGCCAGTAGAATGGATAGATGAAAGACCAAAAGAAATCAACACAACAGACATATTTGTTAAATCCAAATCAAACCCGGATTGCTTTAGACCCTACACTAGATACGATTACCGAGGTAAGTAGAGAGGGAGAGAATGAAAGAGCAATGTTCAGAGCCGTTATCTACCAAGCTTTATTGGATGCTAGTAACGAAAACGAAAATGTTTCTAAAGAATCTGTACAAGTTAGGGAAGATGCTGTTCGATGGTTTAGTAAAAGTGTCGGTGTTACTGCTACTTGGTTCGTTGATGTGTGTGATCTTGCTGGCCTTAATTATCAGCAAGTGCGTTCTTTTGCTAGGAGACTTATTGATGAACCCACAAACACAGACTTCCAAAGAAAGAGATTAAATGTATTACTAAACATGACCCACAAAGAGGAGGCAAAATGACAGACGATTTAGTAAACAACCCACCCCACTATAAATATAATGACAAGGGTATTGAGTGTATCGAAGCCATCGAGGCTGCACTTACACCTGAAGAATATCGTGGCTACTTACGTGGTCAAGTTATGAAATACACGTGGAGGTGTAACTACAAAGGCAAGAGATTAGAAGACTTGCAAAAAGCTCGATGGTATTTAAATAGATATATTGAATTACTAGAAAAAGAATGCTAGTATCTGAGGTTCCGATACTTGAGATAATCTGTTCACTGACCGCATGTGTATCAGTTTATTTATATGGTAACGGATCACTGAAAGCACCATTGTTTGGTATTTGTTCACAGTTTTTTTGGTGGACATGGACGATACAAGAGGGTCTATACTTTATGATGATGCTCAACGTGGTTATGACATTAACACATATTAGAAACATAATTAAAATGAAAGGGAGACGATGACGACTTTACCAACTGTTTATCAACAATTTATTCACAAGTCTAGATATGCTAGATGGTTACCCACCGAAAAGAGAAGAGAAGAATGGCACGAAACTGTGTCTCGTTACTTTGATTTCTTTGAGAAACAAATAGAAAAGAATTGTATGTATAAGATAGATACGAAAACAAGAGAGTATCTTGAAAATAAAGTTTTAAATTTAGAGGTTATGCCCTCTATGAGAGCATTAATGACAGCTGGACCAGCTCTTGAAAAAGAAAACATTGCAGGGTATAATTGTTCTTATATACCGGTGGACCATCCGAAAGCTTTTGATGAAATACTTTATGTACTTATGTGTGGGACGGGAGTTGGTTTCAGTGTTGAAAAAAAATATACAGAACATTTGCCTAGTGTTGCTGATGATTTTCATGATACAGAGTCTGTGGTCGTGGTCAGGGATTCTAAACTTGGTTGGGCAAAAGCATTTCGGGAGGTCATTACATTATTGTATGCCGGGCAAATCCCCAGGTGGGATATTTCTAACGTGCGACCTGCAGGGGCACGACTTCACACTTTCGGTGGAAGAGCTTCAGGTCCTGCACCGCTCGTGGATCTCTTCAACTTTGCAAAAGAAACCTTTACTAAAGCGAAGGGAAGAAGGCTTACCTCATTAGAGTGTCATGATCTTGTCTGTAAAGTCGGTGAGATTGTTGTAGTTGGAGGTGTTAGACGATCAGCTATGATTAGTTTATCTGATCTTAATGACAGAGATATGAGAGATTCTAAATCTGGAGAGTGGTATAGAGTTGAAGCACAAAGAGCCTTATCAAATAACTCAGCTGTATATGAAACAAAACCAGATAACATTGGTACATTTATGGAAGAGTGGTTAGCCCTATATAAATCTGGTAGTGGCGAACGTGGTATATTTAATAGACAAGCATCGAAGACAGTTGCCAGTAGAAACAAAAGACGTGACGAAGACTTTGAGTTTGGAACTAATCCGTGTTCAGAAATAATTTTAAGACCTTTCCAGTTTTGTAATCTATCCGAAGTGGTTGTTCGTGAATCAGATAAAGAAGAAGATTTACTTGATAAGGTTGAAGCTGCTACTATTCTT